ACTGTTTTAGTTTCGTAGATCCTTATTGCTGTCCATACTAATGTAAACAACGCCGCCATTGGAGGCAACAGTTCACCAATCGTTCCTACTACAGTGACTACACTTAAACCGTCTACTAAAGTTTTAGTGCTTTCAGTTGCCATCTCTTTCACACTCCGTCCTTAGCTGTCTGCGTCTTGTATGGTTAGCTCACCCGCCTCAACCTGACGCATGATTTCTGCGTAGTGGCGGTTTGCAGGGTCGAGTGGGACTGACATGGCGATGCCGTCGATGGTTGCTTGGATTAGAATGTTTTTGTTTACAGCATCATCAAAACAATATTGCGCTGATGTAATATTTATCTGTTCCATCTATAACTCCGCATCAAAAGTAAAATTATAATACGCAAAGCTACTACCACTTGAGCCTGTGGATCTAAAATCCAATCCAACGCTTTCTATACTGACCTGAGTGTTAGCCCCGCTGTAAGTCATACCATTCTCAGTTACCAATGTCCCCGTAACATCAGGCTCTGCTCGCTTTGTTGTAGCAAACTGCAAATAAGGTCTTAAATATTGTCCAGATGCGGTAGTGAAATGTCGAAAATTAACCTCTGCTTTCTCATAATACCTCTGACACAACGCCAGTTCTTCACCGTAACTGCGATGCTCAAACGGGGTAGCGACTGTGCCGACTTCTAGTTGGACGCCTGTGATTTGCCATGTGGCTCCAGATGTTGCAACAACTTTTGTACCGCCGTCTAATCCCCACTGAGTATTAGAAGTATTACCCCATGATCCGGTAGAGCGAGAACGGTCTGGCCCTTCGCCTAAGTCAAAACCTAATGTTAAGGCTTCTCCGTTAGTTTTGTTTGCAATCGCTGTTGTAGTATCACCCGCTAAAGAAACAGAAACATACTCCCAAGTATTTGCTTGAGAAACTGTGTAGCTTCCTACAATATTTCTAGTTGTTGTGTGCTTTAGCGCTAAACCGAAAGTACCTGTAACAGAAGACTTCACCCAAAAAGATACGGTTACAGTTTTAGCAGAGCTTTGACCATATTCAAACTGAACAACGTCATATCCTTCAAATTTATACAAAAGTCGCACATAGTCAGTTCCAGAAGGAGTAGCTCCTGTACCGACAGTAAACTTTGCACTATTGGTAAAGCCGTTAGGAGCATCAGTAACTTGATCTAAGGTGTGATTACTTCCAATACTTGCGCGACCACTAAAACGATCACAGCTAAAAGTGTATCCCCCAACTCCTACAGAAGTGCTAGTCCCACGCTGTGCCACAGCCATCGAACCGTTCAGAATTATGTTCCTGCGCCCCAACGATGGAGATGCAGTGGTCACCACCGTCCCGGTTGATACGTCATCTGCTACGTTGGCTAAGTCTCTTGCACGAGTCATCTCTTACTCCGGCTTTGTAGGCCAAGTTACGTCATCTAAAGAAGTTGCTGTGTCTGTGATGTCACGCAGTGCCTGACGGTATGCAGTCTGTTCAGCAGTCATTGTGAGATCAGAAGATGCCCACCAGTCTGTCTGAGCAATCAGACGATCACGCTCTGCACGGAGTGCCTTCATAGGCTCTGCCGCTGTTAGTTCAGTGACCTTAGCTGACACAGTTGCCCAGTCAGTACCAAAGTCAGCAGGGTCTGACGACTCAATCGCTGAACCATTAGCGTCTGCTCCAGTGACCTTGCGGAACATCTGGTTGAACTCTGCCTCTGTTGTAGGCTCTCCACGGAGAACCCATTCTGTGATGTTAAGCTCTGAGAGAGCCTGTGATACGCTTGCCATGTGTTTCTCCTTTAGCCTGCGATTTCTAATAGGGTGATATTTGCTCTGCCGCCATTAATATTGTAGTAAGCAGTGCCGGTAGTGTGCCTTCTAAAGTAAACGGTATATACACATTCACTTGTAGTAGAAGGACTGTCCAAATGTGCGCATGAAGTAGGGGATGCATTGTCAGCGGAACCACTATAAGTAAACGAATAGCCCCAATCCTGACTTGCGATTATGTTCGTTGCCGAACCGCCACCAATGCTTCTGTACATTGTAAGTACACAAAATCCTGCGGCACTGTTGTATATAGTTCCGTTTGTAAGGATCAAGATTTTGCTTGAGGTAGATGAGGGGGTGATAGAAGCACTGTGACCGGTTGACGTAAATGAAGTAGATGCAGTGTTTACTTCAGTCCCACTAATCGTACTGTTCACCACCTGCAACACAGACCCTGTGGTATTCAACCCCAAGTCAGCCGCTGTTGGAGTACCGCCTGCCGCAGTTTGGATGGTGTCTACTTTGATGATACTAGCCATTATCCTGCGATCTCCATGAGGGTGATTGTCGACTGCCCATCATTCCACGAAATGCGTATTGTTTCTGAACTATTGCTTCTAAATTGAGTCTTGTATGTAGTAGCTGAAGTTGTAGCAGGGGAGTCTAAATATAAATTTGTAACAGTTTCTGTAGCTCTTTGAGTAGTGTTGTTGTATGCCGCTAAATTAGTTATTTCTTGAATTTTAGTAGAGCCTCTGACTAATTGTAAAAAAACACGGTCCCCTGCCCCTACAGTTGCATCCACTCCAGTCCCGGGATGCGCTACAGTCACTAAGATTTTACTGTTTACACTTGTAGGTGTAATCGTAGCGGATAGTCCGGTATCCACAAACGTGGAAGACGAAGATGTAGCTTGCGTTGTCGTTCCCTGAACAACCTGAATCACATGACCGGGGATCGCTACGGTGTCAGCAGAGGCAATGCCTGCAATCTCGTCTACATAGATCTTGCTCATCCTGCGATCTCCATTACTGTGATGGAGGAGTAAAACAAACCTCCTCTATTAATTCTAGCTTCAGAATCATTAGATGAATATTTACGGAACTGAACTTTTATATCTCTTGCGGAAGTTACAGTGTTGCTAACTAAATATTCTTTATGCTCTCTCAGATATATAGAACACGCAGTGCTGTTATCAAAAACAAAAAAGTTTTCATATCCATCCCCCGGAAGGTCTTGAGGGGTGGAGTCAACAAGTAATGAGGTAACTACACCTGTTCCGTTTCCATCACCATCGGTACTATACACAGATAAAGACGTTGTGATTAATAATGAACTATTAGAACTTACCGGGGTGTATGAAAAACTACTTCCAGTAGCATCTGCATAGGATGTGGATGAATTAGTTGTCTCATCAGACCATCTTTTATGTTGTACTTTTAAGACCTGACCACTACCGCCTATTAGTGTCTGACCAGACCCCAACAGAATCTTGTTCGCATTGGCCCCGCTAGTTGGCCCTTTGAGTGTTTGTACGATTAGCTCTGAAGCCATCTCAGTTCCTTATACAATCGTCAGTGTGCCGTTGACCGTCACTGCGGCGTTCAATGTCAGTGGCCCTGCCGCCATCGCATTCGTGTTAGCAGGGATCGTTACAGCAGTGTCTAGTGCATCTTCATGCGCTCTGAAGATATCACCTAAGCCATTCGTAGTGTCGCCTGTAGCACCATTTTCACCAAGGAAGTATCCCGCACCCGCAGGCCCTGCAACTTGGAAGGTAGTGAATGCTACCACTGATAGTACGTCACCTGCAGTCGCTTCAGTAGCCAACACCACATCAGTGCCGTTAGTGGCTGTGTAGTCTGTAGGGTCTAGGTGTACACCGTTGAGGTATACGTCAAGGTAGCCCGGAGTGTACCCAGAGGTAGCAAATGTAGTCTGGCTTGCAGTGGCTGTGAAGTTGTCACGAGTCTGCGTAGCCTGTGGTACTGGGATGTTTCCGATGTAACCTGACATTATGGTTTCTCCGGCCAGACTACTGTGTCTAGGCTGTCATATGTTTCTGTAATGTCTCGTAATGCTTGGCGGTATGCTTCCCATTCAGTTTTCTTAGCGTCTGTAATGGTAATATCTCCCATCTGCGTCCAGTCACTTTGGGCAAGTTTTACGTTGCGGACTGCTCGTAACTGCTTTAATAATCTTCCTGCAATATCTTCATCGCTTTTTGCCTGAGCAGTAACAAGATCAATTGCAACTTCATTACCATCATCGTCCAAACAAACTACTGATCCATCTTCTGTACCGTTGACTTGACGCACATTTAAATAAGTTTCATAAATCCACTTGTGACTCTGAATCATGCTCCAATCTCCATTAAGATAATCTCAGAAGATCCCGAAAAAGCATTAGGGTTAGATAATGAAACTGTACTGTTGAAATAAATCGACCCACCGTTATTGGTGTTGATCATTTGCACAGTATACGATCTCGCTGATGTGGTATTAGGTGAATCTATCGTTGAAAACACAATACCTTCTGGTGTGGTGAATGTATCGTTGTTGTTCTCAGTTGCAAAAATAGTACCCATACCTCTGTTCTGAGAGTTTGTTGCAGGGCTAGACATCGTAGCACTACCGATATTGAACTGAGTTCCATTCCTTGCAGGAGCGTAGTTTAAGTTCCATGAATCGCCTGCATCCCACTCTAAAACTATGCGAACCATCATTAAGATTTTACTTGATGTAGAACTAGGCGTGATTGTCGCTGTTAAATTTGGAACTGTATGCCAAACATCTTGTGAAAAAGTCATGCTCCGATTTACAGTATCGATTGCCTGAACAACCTGCAACACCTTACCCGCACCTGCGATGCTACCAGAGACACTGAGGTCACCTGTGATGCTTACGCCTGTGGAGGTTGTTTCTAACTTAGTGCTATTGTTGTGTAGTAGAAACGCCCCGCCACCAGAATTGGCGTAAATCATATTCGTGCCGTTAGAATCTTGTATGCGAACATCTGTGCCTTGAAGTTTTAGATGTCCTACTCCTTGATCCGAAATAACACTTGCTGTGCCATCATGGTAAATCTGTAAATCAGACCCCGCACCAAAAATGGCCTTGTCGTTGTCGCCGAATGTAATGTCGTTGCCGTTGGTATCCAGATCACCGCCAAGTTGTGGAGTGGTGTCGGCAACTAAGTCAGTTGATACTGTACCCCAAGACGCTGTAGTCCCGTCAGTAGTTAGATACTTACCAGAGTTACCAGTCTGACTTGGTACAGTAGGGTCTTGCTCAGTGAGTACAGCCTGTGACTGTGCCTTACCAATATAGCCTGCCATTAGCTTTGCTCCAGTACACTCAAAATTACATCAGCACTTGAGGCTGTGTCAGAGGTCACCACAATAGTCTCTGTAGTCTCTGCAATGATCTTACCGTCCAGTACGCTTAGGGCTGATCCTGCAGGCACTGGTGCGCCTTTAACGATGTAGGTAGAGCCTAGCTGTACGTCTACAGTGATTGATGACGCTGTGCGGTTTGCTACGTTGCACCCGATGACAACCGCAGTGGTTGCTGATGGCACTGTGTAGACCGTCACAGGTGATGTGCCTACGGATGCCGATGTGTAATTCTTGAACGTGTTTGCCATTGTCCTATCCTAGTGCGATTGCGAGTGCCAGAG